TGCGTTTAATATCAATTTAAAAATAGTAAGAAAAAAATAATTTAAAATTATAAGAAAAATTTTAATTTTATAAAAACATAAACATTTTTATGAAATTTTCAATATTTTTATGAAAATAATAATATTATACAATAAAAATTTAAAATTATATTTTTAATTAAAATTATATTATATTATATTATTATGAAAAAATTATGTGTACCGCAATTATTAGATCTTTCTAAAAATAATAATTTACTAGCATATATAGATATTGTTACAAATGTATATAAATTTTCTCCTAATTCTGGATATAGTGGTACAAATAAAAAAAGTCCAATATTTGGTTCTACGTTTTATTTAGAAAATAATAAAAATATAGTTGAAAATATATTTGGTTTACCTTTTTTTAGAATGAAAAAAGGTGATAAATACACAATTATTTTTAATAATAAAACAGGTTATAGTTTTGATTTACATTGGCATGGTTTAAATACATATGCAGATATTGATGGTGCTTCAAGCGAAGTAGTATTTGGATTAAATACTAAAATAGGAGAAACATTAAAAATAGAGTTTCCATCTATTACAAATAATTCATCAATGTTATGGGTTCATGCACATCCAATGTTTGATGCGAGTAAATATGTTTATAGTGGGGTAGTTGGAATGGTTGAAATAATAGATAATGAAACAGATATTGTAAATAAATTATTTGATTATAGTGATAATTATCTTATGTTAATATACCAAGATATTGAAATAAATTCAGATGGAACATTAAATGATAGTAATGTTTATACAGATGCTTGGAGGTCATGTTTTGGAACTATTAATGGACAAATATGTTTAAATTGGTATAGTGATAATAACGAATATGTAAACTTATTATATCACAATAGTAATAAAAATATTATAAAAATAAGTATATTGAATTCATCTGGATCATTTAGAAATATATATTTAGGTGTATGTGATAAAAATAATAATATAAAATTTTTTTACAACATATCAAATGATAATGGATTAAGGAATCCTCAAAAAATTAATATTTTAACAATTAATCCAGCTAATAGATCTACTGTTTTATTTGATTTATTAGATTTTGAAGATAATGAAGCATATTTATTTTTTTATAATTTTGATTTATCAGAAGTTTTGGATATAGAGGTTGATGATAATAATAATTTAATTGGAAATATACCTGATATAATTAAATCATCAGATCCAACTCCTTCTCCTACACCAATACCTGAATCAGAATCAGATAATAATGGGTCACCTTTAGAATATCCATATGTTCCTGCTATACCATATATTAATAGTTTAATACCAGGAGGAAAACAAATTTTACCTAAAACATATAATATAAAAAAATATTTAAATATAAAATATCAAAAATCTAATGTTATTTCTAAAATTGATATAAAAGATATTATAAATAATATTAGAAAAATTGTATTTGGTGAAAATTATAATAATTTTTTAATTCAAAATTTGGTTAAATTTAATAGTTTTGAATATTATTATGCAAATGTTTTTAAAAAAAATTATATTTCATTGTTAAATCCGAAATATTATTATAACTTACCTTCTATTGAATATGTTCCGTTACGTTCATTTGCTTTGTTTCCAGATGGCACATATAATTATATAGGTCCTAATAATAAAGTGATCCCATATTACAATGATTATTATAATAATAATATTTTTATTAATAAAAATATAGATTCTAAATTATATAGTTATAATTATGTATCTAATGGTAGTACTGAATTAGCATTTGAGGCAAGTAGAATTTATGTAGATATGTGGAATAATTATCAATTAAATGATGATGAATCAAGAAAAAAATATTATGGCAATTATGTTAAAAATAAATTTTTTTCATATAAACCATCTGTATTACCAAACTGTTTATTTAAAATATTTCCAACAAATGAAGATTCAAAAAAATACGTAAACTATAATATGATTTCAAATGATATATTAAATATCGACATATATAAATCAAATGCAGATATAAATATAGATGAACCATTATATAGTACAAATATTATATTTGATAAAATAAATACACCTGTAAATATTGAAGAATGGACAAATATTGTAAATAATAAATTTAAAGAAACAATAGTTATGATACCTGGTTTTGATCCTGATGGAGATTGTGGTTGTAAAGATTGTAATTGTATGATGTCAATGAATAAAAATAAAAATAAAACCCATGATGAATCTAAAGCGAATATAGGTTGTTGTTCTTCTAAATCTGTTTTAAAATGTAATTGTGGTGAAGGTTGTAATTGTGGATCTAATTGTGAATGTGGAATGGGTATGTTATCTGATATATTAGAATATGATTGGACATACTATCCATATGCAATATATCCATATTATTTACAAAACAATATGGAAAAAAAAATATTAAATAATGTAATGATTCGAGTTACAAATAAAACAGAATATAAAATAAAAATTAGTGGAAAATGGACATTGTTAAATTTTTTTGGAAAACCTTTATCAGTAATGGAAGATGATATGGAAGATGATATGGATATGAAAAATATGCCAATGCCACCTGAACCAATGCCACCTGAACCAATGCCAACTAACTTAGATATGTATATTAATACTATGTTTGTATATTATCCTGATCCATTAAATCCATTTGATGCAAACAATCCAGATAATACTGGAACATTATTAAGGAATATAAATGAAAATGTATATTTTATAGTTGATTCATTAGATAAATTAAATGAAGATCGTGAGAATAATGGTGTATATAAAGGATTTGTTGATGGATTCATGAATGATGCATTTTTTAATTTTTCTGTAAAACTAAACAGTTCTGAAAAATGGACATATTATAATATGGATGCACAAGATACTCATCCATTTCATTTTCATTTAACATCTGGATATGTAGATTATATGGATTCTGATAAATCTATTATATTGAATCCAGTTAATTATTATGATCAATATGCATATTCAAAAGATACATATGGTGTTCCATCCCAACAAAAATTAAGTTTTTATTTAAAATTTATTAATTATACTTCTAAACAAAGTGGAATAAATAATGGAGAATTTCCGAATATAGGATTTATGTATCACTGCCATTATATGGTACATCATGATATGAATATGATGGGTCAATATTATGTATTTGAATAATTTATATTCTTGGTATGTATGTATTAAACGCTACTCCATAACTATTATCAAATATTTTTTTTTGTATTACTGGTATAAGTAATGTGCTATCATTATATAATAAAAAATCATATTGGCCAAATTTAAATGTATCTTTATTTTTAATAATTTGTGAATTTTTAGTAAACATATTTGTCAAAACAATACTATTATTAATTTTATTTATTAAATATTTTTGATTCATATACATAATTAAATAACTAGAATTGTGAACATTGAGTTCAAATGCAATATTTGTTTTTATTGTAATATTTGGTATTTGTACATTATTTAGATTAGAAAAATTTAAATTTAATGATTCATTTAGTTTTAATGTACTTATTTTATAAAAATTATTTTGATAATTTATTTTTTTTTGATATATGTAATTTATTTTATCAACTTGTTTATCAACTTGTTTATCAACTTGTTTATCGACTTGTTTATCAACTTGTTTATCAACTTGTTTATTAACTTGTTTATCAACTTGTTTATCAACTTGTTTATCAACTTGTTTATCATTTGGTTTTATGTCAAATAATTTATTAAAATCAGATAATATATTTGCTAAATTAAATACGTCTTTATGTAGATTTGTTTCAGTTTTTTCATTATGATCAATTTTTTTTATTTCTATTTTATTACATTGTGATAAAATAGTATCATCTGTTACATCTTTTATATCTATTTTTTTTAAATTATCTTGATCTAATATTATTTCTAATTTTTGTTCTGATATATTATTATAATCAATTTTTTTAATTTCAATATTTTTTGTAAGTATTTCATTATTATTAAAATTCTCAATAATTTCGATTTTTTTAATATTTTTATCAGATTTTTCTTCTGTTAAAAATTGTTCATTATTTTCTATTAAAATTATTTTTTCTTGTTTATGCTCATGTATATTTTCAGATTCATCTTCTTTTTCTTGCACTTGTTCTTGCACTTGTTTTTGCACTTGTTCTTGCACTTGTTTTTGCACTTGTTCTTGCACTTGTTCTTGCACATGTTCTTGCACATGTTCTTGCACATGTTCTTGCACATGTTCTTGCACATGTTCTTGCACATGTTCTTGCACATGTTCTTGAACATGTTCTTGCACTTGCACATGTTCTTGCACATGTTCTTGCACATGTTCTTGAACATGTTCTTGCACTTGCACATGTTCTTTCACTTGTTCTTGCACATGTTCTTGCACATGTTCTTGCACATGTTCTTGCACATGTTCTTGCACATGTTCTTGCACATGTTCTTGCACATGTTCTTGCACATGTTCTTGCACATGTTCTTGCACATGTTCTTGCACTTGTTTTTTTATATGTTCTTGTTTTTTTTCTTCATCATTATTATTTAATTTTATAATATCAAATTTATTAAATTGTAATTTAGATAATTTTTCTTCTTTATTATTTAATATATCATCTACAATATTTTTTTCAACATTTAATACTGAAAATAAATTACCATTTTGCAAAATTAATTTTAAATTTGGATCATTTATTATAATATTTTTAGTATCTTTTAAGTAGTAAATTATATTATTATTTATTTTTAATGAGTATTTATTATTTATATCATTAAATAATATATTTAACCCAATATCCGTAAATTTTTTTTTTGGTGTAATTGATAAATTTTCATTAAATTCCATTTTTTCAAATAAATTTTTGTTAATATTATTTTCATCTAAATTTTGTCCTGAATATAAAATATATTTTTCTGATTTATTTTCTAAACTAATTATACTTATTTTTTCTTTATTTACAAGTATAACCATATTTTGAATAGTTAATTTTTTCATATTATAAAATATAAAGAAATAAATTTAATAAAAAAAACGTTAGAAAAATATTATAAAATGTATATATTGTATTTTCCTTCGTAAACTCCGGAACTACGCTAAAGCTCCAATTCTTTCTGTAAACCTACATTCTTCATCGATTATGTAATATATTTTGATAATTTCTTTCTATATCTTCAGCCTCAATGTTTCTAGTATTATTCTCAATAATCATATCAAACATTCTGTTATCTCTTACAATAACAGTTGCAGAATGACTTTTTCCTTTTCTTCCTGCTCTTCCTATAAGTTGATACAATGTATTTTTTGTACTATCAATTAAAAAAGAACGATCTATATCTATAATAGACAAACTAATATTTGTTCCATACACAATAGAAGGAGTAGATAAAATAAATTTAAAAGAATCTTTTTGTCTAAGGAAAAAATCCATTTCTTGAGACGAAAAATCTTCAGGTTGATATATACCTATTCCAGAAAAAAGTAATTTAGTTCTAGTAATATCTAACAATTCTAAATCCGTGTTTTTAGCAGAAATTTCATTATTGGGATTAGTTAATAATGATAAATTTCCAAATTTATTTGCATGTGCTCTAGAATTAATGATAAATTCTTGTGGCCATTTTAATTTTATTTCATCTAATTCTCTCGATAATCTTGATTTTTCATATAATTTATCTTGTGCCGATTTGATTAAACTACTTTTATCAAGTCTTTTAATTTCATCATTTATTAATTCACATTCTTTCTCATATGATTGTATAATTTCGTTTATTCTTGGAGAATTTCTTAAAAATGGTTCAGCAATATTTTCTACATGTAAATTAAAATTTTCATTAGTTGCTACATGTAATGTTTTACCATTTTGATAGTGTATTGAACTATTCGTAAAAATAGTATAAACATTCATATCTGAAATTTTATTTATTCTAATTGATTTTAAAATATTGAATAATTCTTCGTTATTTGTATCTGATATAAATTTAATTATATCATACATATATTCTCTTAATGTTTCATGATTTATCATACCAATATGTTCAAAAACTGTTTTAAATTTAAGTTGATTAGGTAATAAATCGTCAATCACATTAGATATACTAAATACAATATCCGGCGAATACGCTCTTTTCATCAATGGTGTCTTATCTAAACAAATAATAAATTCATGTAATTGTGAAATATTATCTAGTTTATTATGAGGCGCAAATAAATATCCATTTTCATCAATAAATGTACAACTAATATGCTGTTTAGTTGATTTAACTATATGTAAAAATCGATTATCTGGAAAATTATGTCTAATTCTATAATCATTAATTACAGATGGAATTTCTTCCGGTTTAGCTAATGTAGCAGATACTAATACAGTTAATCCTAAAACACTCATTATATTAGATGTAATTTCTAAATTAGATGAAGCAAATGCTTCGTCAAAATAAGTAACAAATGTATTAGGAAATTTTTGTAATAATGTATATGCAGAATCTAAATCAGAAATAATCATTTCTGGTAAGTTATCTGCATTTTCATAATCTTTAATATCCTTATGTTGTTCACTTATAGGACGAGTTTCATTTAAATAAAATTTCCATTGAACATATATATCTTCACTAAATCTTTGCCATTTTGATGCTTCATAAATTTCAGTCTCTTTTTTTGTTCTAAGTCCCTTTTTATTCCAATCTGGATAACAATTTTTGTAAGGTTTTAAAAAAGTTTTAATTTTACCATCATCCTTATCAGGTTTTGTAACAGCTAACCAATATTTAACATCAACATTATGTGTAATACATAATTTTGCTACTTCATTCCTTACAATAGTATTGTAACAAATATATAGCAATGTTTTTCGTTTATATTTTGGAATTGTAACAAGATTAGTTTTATTTGTATTATTAATAATCTTTGCTAAAATAGCAGACAAAATTGTTTTTCCATTTGCAGGAGGCATTTCAAAGAAAATCAATTTTTTTTCATTCAAATTATTTGTTACTAATGATATAATATCTTTTTGTTCTTGATATAAAGCGATTGATTTCGGTTTAATCTTATCCCATAAAGAATCAATAATTAATAACATATTATTTGATATAACTTTAAAAAGATACTTTGGATCACTACTTTTTAATTTAATTATTTCTTCTAATGTATATAAAATTTCATTTGTTTGATCAAAAAAATCTTTTGTTAAAATATCATTTGACTCATTATTTGCTCTATACAAACTAATTGCACAATCTAAATAATATGATATGTCAATCTCTTTTTTTTTATTGTGAATTAAATAAATTGCCCAAAATAATATAGAAAAATAACTTTCAGTTTCTTTCTTATTAATTATAGGTACATTATTTATTATCACTAATTTTTCAATAAAAGTTTTCATATCTTTCTTTATACCGTTTTCAATGTTATTTTTAATAATTAATTCTTTATTGCTAAGTTTTTTTTCTTTACCTTTACCTTTTTGAGTTGTAGATTTAGACTTTTCATTTTCTTCTTGTGTAACTTTAAAACTAAACTTGTATTTATTTTCTTTTAAAAAAATGTTAAATGTATCAATATAATATGAAATATTGATTACTTCATTTATCTTTTTAGAATTATTTTCATTTTTAATATAAATTTTTTCTGATTCTTTAACAAGAGTAGATATTATAGGATCATCTATACGTGTTTCGTTTAAATATCTCCAATTTACATTACCGCCACCAGTTTCAACACCAATAGAAGATTTTAATTCAGTCATGTATTTTTATGTATAGATATTGTATTTAATATGTTTTTAAATTGAAAAAAATCAATTTTTTATTAATAAATTTTTATATTTATAAAAAAAAATTGATGGTTATTTTTTATAATATATAGTTGATAATAAATAAAATACCTTAGTTGCATAGAAAGGCGAAAGCTGCGTTGAACCAACTTTAAAAGTCAACGGTTGAGTGTATCCATACATTTATGTACTGCAAATTTATTTGTGGAGCGTATAAATCATTCAATATCTATTATAAATTTATTTTTCATTAACATTCATTGTAGATTTCTTAGATTTAACTACTTTATCAGTAGATTTCTTAGACTTAACTACTTTATCAGTAGATTTCTTAGATTTAACTACTTTATCAGTAGATTTCTTAGATTTAACTACTTTATCAGTAGATTTCTTAGACTTAACTACTTTATCAGTAGATTTCTTAGACTTAACTACTTTATCAGTAGATTTCTTAGGCTTAACTACTTTATCAATAGATTTCTTAGGCTTAACTACTTTATCAGTAGATTTCTTAGACTTAACTACTTTATCAGTAGGTTTCTTAGGCTTAACTATTTTATCAGATTTACTTTTTGAATCTGCTAATCTTAATAAATTAGATGATTTTATTTTAAATATTTTATATGATACTTTAGGTTGTCCAGTTACTTCATTTTTCTTAATTTTTTTTTGTTGTATATGAAATATTTTATTATCATCTGTTGAAAACCCTTTAATTTGTTGAATTTCTCCATTTTTTCCTTTAACTATATGAAAACTCGATTTTTTTCTACCACTACTATTTTCAAAATGTTGAATACTTTTTTGAAAAAACATACGCATTTTATTATTTATATTATAAGATAAGAAAAAAATATATTTAATAATTATGACAAGTATTATTTTTCAAAATATTTATGACAAAATAAATAATGCATCTGAAAATATAAATTACTACTTTAATGATTTAGATTTATATAATAAAAATATATTTACACTATTTGATAGATTGCCTAAAAAATATTTATTAATTTATATTTTAATAATATTTCTTATATTTAATTTTATATCAAGATTTAATATAAGATTAAATGAATTATTTGCATTATTTATATCAATAATTGTTATTTATTATTTAATGGAAAAAGATTATACATCTTTTATATTATTTGCAAATACTAAAAAAAGACAACTAAAATTTTTACATAAATTAATGTTTGATAATAATGATTGGATTACTATAACCAATAATTATTTTATAGCAAAACCTTTTAATAGTCCAGAAAAATCATATTTATATTTAAATCCATTAATTATACAATTTTTTTATAATATAAAAAATTATTCATCATTTAATATTTCATCTTTTGTCAATTCGTTATTTCATTGTAATAATATAATTGGGATTGAATATGAAATATCTATTGGACTTAATAGAGATTATTTAAATTATGAAAATGCAATATATGAAAAAGATAATGCTTTAAATGAATTATCGTCAGTTATTTATAATCTACCTAATGCAGAACTCAATAAATATAAAGATGCAATTAAAATATTACAATCTTTATTATTGAGTCATATATATAATATTTCTGAATTAATAAAAAATAAAAATAAATTAAATGAAATTACTGTTGAAACAATGCCAGATGATTCATACGAAACTAATTTTAAAATTAAATGTGATGATACACATACACTTGGATATATGTCTGTATTTAATCTTTACTAATTTTTTATTTATACTTGATGGTAACTAATATCTGCCTCATTATATCCAGATACAACATTGGAATCATTTGTTCCGGCAAGCATTGGTGTAGCAGCATTTGCTAATTGACTATTAGGAATATATTGACCTGTTTTATTAAATTGTCTAAACCATGTTTCTCCATCGACACCCCACATAGAATCAGGATAATTTGAAGGTCCTCTTGAATTTAATGTCAATGCAAAATCTGAACCATCTCCACCTTTCATCTTTTTCTTTTTATCAGACATTTTCTTTACTGGTTTCATTTTATCAGACATTTTCTTTACTGGTTTCATTTTATCAGTCATTTTCTTTACTGGTTTCATTTTATCAGACATTTTCTTTACTGGTTTCATTTTATCAGACATTTTCTTTACTAGTTTCATTTTATCAGACATTTTCTTTACTGACTTACCACCCTGAATTAATCTTTGATGTCCAATTTTAATATTTTCAATTTGTGATATTGAATTTAAATAATCTTGATCAAGTTTTTGCATAAAACCTGAAAAATCATTTACAGCGCCAACTACCTTATCTTGAACATTAGAAATTGGCTGAGGTGAAATAGCTGGTATAGGACCATCACCGCCTTTTATATTTTTTTTCTTTGATCCACCTGTTTTCATACTAGTATATGGGCTATTTGACATTGTATATGGTGCAAGCATACCAGATCCAATATCATTTGGTTCAATTTTACCATATGCACTCATATAATCTTTTCCTGAATTCATTGGATAATCTGTTTGTGTCATATTTGGATCAAAATATCTTTGAGGAAGAGGTGTTGCACCGCTTGTTTCCATACCACCTTTTTGTTTTTTATTTAATTTATTTTTTGAACTACTTGTTTTTGAACCACCTGTTTTCATACCAGTATTATGATTTGCTGTTAAACATGTTGATGATGTATAAGGTGCAAGCATTCCAGTTCCAACATTTCCTGATTCAATAGGACCATATGCACTCATAATTCCATTACCAGAATTTGCAGCGTAATTATCTAAAGTTGCATTAACATCATAAAATCTTTGGTTCATTGGAGTTGCACCATTTGTTTCCATACCACCTTTTTGTTTTTTATTTAATTTTTTTTTTGAACTACTTGTTTTTGAACCACCTGTTTTCATACCAGTATTATGATTTGCTGTTAAACATGTTGATGATGTGTAAGGTGCAAGCATTCCAGTTCCAACATTTCCTGATTCAATAGGACCATATGCACTCATAATTCCATTACCAGAATTTTCTGTATAGTTATCTAAAGTTGCATTAACATCATAAAATCTTTGGTTCATTGGAGTTGCACCATTTGTTTCCATACCACCTTTTTGTTTTTTATTTAATTTATTTTTTGAACCACCATACATTGCGCCGTTCATCATACCATCCATTTCACCATTTATTGCACCATTCATCATAGCATTCATTTTGTCATATCCATTCATCATACCATTCATTTTATCATATCCATTCATCATACCATTCATTTTATCATATCCATCCATCATAGCATTCATTTTGTCATATCCATTCATCATACCATTCATTTTACCATTCATCATATCATATTGCCCATCACTTGAAATATTCGACATTCCACCTTTCATATGTTTTTTTTTACCGCCATTCATCTTACTATTCATCATGCCATTCATTTTGTCATATCCATCCATCATACCATTCATTTTGTCATATCCATTCATCATACCATTCATTTTGTCATATCCATTCATCATACCATTCATTTTATCATATCCATCCATCATACCATTCATTTTATCATATCCATTCATCATACCATTCATTTTATCATATCCATTCATCATACCATTCATTTTGTCATATCCATTCATCATATCATATTGTCCGTCACTTGAAATATTCGACATTCCACCTTTCATATGTTTTTTTTTACCGCCATTCATCTTACTATTCATCATGCCATTCATCTTACTATTCATCATACCATTCATCTTACTATTCATCATACCATTCATCTTACTATTCATCATACCATTCATCTTACTATTCATCATTTTATGATCCATCATTTTATGATCCATCATTTTATGATCCATCATACCATATTGTTCTTCACCTAAAACATTCGACATTCCACCTTTCATATGTTTTTTTTTACCGCCATTCATCTTACTATTCATCATGCCATTCATCTTACTATTCATCATACCATTCATCTTACTATTCATCATTTTATGATCCATCATTTTATGATCCATCATTTTATGATCCATCATTTTATGATCCATCATACCATATTGTTCTTCACCTAAAACATTTGACATTCCACCTTTCATATGTTTTTTTTTACCACCATCCATTTTATTCATTGTACTATCCATCATATAATCTTCTTCATTTGGCATATCTGAAAATCCACCTTTATGAGAAATTTTTTTACCTCCTTTCATAAAATTTGCAGGTTCATACATCGTACTTGCAAATGTACCTGGTACAGTATTACCACCAATATTCATTGATTGAACATCAGAATTAGTATTTGGTCCTTCAATATTATCAGAATCTCCATACGCAGAATATTCACCTCCTTTCATTTTTTTCTTTGTAATTTTCTTTTTTGAATTTAATTTTTTTGGTGTAGACTTTTTTGACATTGATTTTTTTCCGCCAAAAGCAGTTGAAAATTCTTTATTATAGTTATTCTTCATAATATCTGAATCAGAAACATCAAAATTAGGTGCTTTATAAAAATTTTTACCAGTTGATGTAGGAATTAATCCATCATTAGAATAATTAGACCCGCCAGCTTGAGGTTGTTGATAATAATCTGTAGATGCTCTACACATACCACAGCCACTTTTAAATGGTGCAAATGTTGGAGTTAAAGATGGATTATTTGCCATATTTATATAAATAATACACATATTTTTTTTAATAAATATTTATAAAAATATATATTAAATCATTTAATCAAATTGTACTATTATACTCACATTATGTTTATTAACTGTTTTCGTAGCTGATATTGATAACTCTGTTCTTTTTCGTCTATTTTTTTCTTCACCGTCTTTTTTTTTATATAAATTTCTTAATGAATTATTCATGTCCATCTCAATAATATTATAATTTTCTCTAATAAACATCAATATATTATTATCTATTGCCCATCTAAAAAAATTTAATTGACCAACTGTTGTAATTAACTCATTATTATCATGATCTATGAATGATATCCTTTCACGACGACAGAACGGATCAAAATTCTTCTTGCTATATGCTTTTAGTTGTGACTTATAATCTAAATAAACAATAAAATTTTTTGTTTTATTATTTATTTCTATTTGATAATGAATATTATTTTTTTTACTATAGTTTGTAACAAACCAATCTAAAATTCTTAATGAAATTTTAGATTTTCCAATTATTATCGGTATTACTTGATCTAAATTGCTTCTATCTGTAAAAAAATTAATAAGTGATTGCATTAATAAATCTTTCTTTGATGATATAATTTTAAAATTATTATCCATAAATGTATTGGAAATACTACATTTTTTTATATCATTCGATATAGATAATGATAGAGTTTCCATTTGATTATATATTTATTTAATCAATATTCCTTTAAGTATGTTTATATTTTTATTTAATTCTTTTAAATTATTTTTTAATTATTTTTGGTTTTATTTTATTGAAATAAAACCAATATAAAAAGATATTTTATATATTATATATAATAGAAAATGTGTGAAGGAAAGGAAAATATTAACATTGTCGAACTAATTGAAAAAAATCCAATCAGTAAATTATCAAATACTTATAGTGGCAGATTTTTAAATAAAATAAAAGATAATTTTACTAGTTTTGAACAACAACTATTTATTGGAAGTTTTTATTGTTATTTAAAATATGATAAAAAAAATGATTACGTTATAGATTTAGATGATATATGGAAATGGTTAGGATTTTATCAAAAAGATAATGCAAAAAGATTATTAGAAAAACAATTTATTGAAGATATTGATTATAAATATTTGGTTCTCTCTAAAGATGAGCAAAAAAAAGGTAGTGGTGGTCATAATAAAAAAATAATAATGTTAAACATTAAGACATTTAAATCATTTTGTTTAAAAGCAGGTACAAAAAAAGCAGATGAAATACATGAATATTTTATTAAATTAGAAGAAATATTACATGATGTTATAAATGAAGAAAGTGAAGAATTAAAATTACAACTTGAAAATAAAAATTTAGAATTAGAAAATAAAAGTATTGAATTTAAACAGGAATTAGAAAATAAAAATTTAGAATTAGAACAAACAAAGATAAAATCTGAAAATGAAAAAAAACTATTGAGAGAAAAAACATTATTACAGCAATTTCCTAAAAATGTTCAATGTATTTACTATGGTATTATAGATAATAAAAGTATTTCAGGTGAAAATTTAATTAAATTTGGAAATTCAAATAATTTACAAGAAAGAGTTGATGCACATAAAAAAACATATAATAATTTTATATTGTATAATGTTTTTAAAGTATCTAATAAAATACAGATAGAAAATGCAGTGAAAAATCATTTAATTTTAAAAAAAAAAAGAAGAGGCATTATGATTAACTCAAAAAATTATACAGAATTATTAGCAATAAATGATTATACATTTGATGAAATTGATAATATGATAGAAAAAATCATAGAAGAATATGAATATAATTTAGAAAATTATATAAAAATATTAGAAATTAACAAAGAATTAAACATAGAAATAACTACATTAAAAGAAGATAATGAAAAACTGAAACAAGAAAAAATTGTACTAGAAACAAAATTGAGTGAATTTACACCACCTTCATTCGAAAATCTAAATAAAACATCAAAAATAGCTTATAATAATACTTCAAAAAATGGTTTTTTATTATATGCTTTTGAATGTAAAGAAGGAAGATATAATTGTGGTATTATACGGGCGGTTAATATTGAAGATAAGATGAAAATATTAAATAGTATTGAACCGAATGGTAAATTAATTTATTCGGTAAATGTTTCATATCCTTTTAGTGAAAAAAATATGTTATATTTATTGAAAGATAGATTATTAAGATTAGGTAATGATACATATGATGGTAATATAACTGACATAAAACAAATATTTAATATTACAGCTAAAATCGAAGAAATTATAATAGATAAAAATAGTTCTTTAGATGATATATATAATAAGTTAACACAACAATTTATTCCATATAATGAAAAATATCAAGATCCGGAAATACCAATTATAAGAAAATCTAAAAGATCTATTGATCAAATAAATCCTGTTTCTGGAGATGTTATTGCAACACATGAAAGTATTGAAGCAGCAGGGCGTTGTTTAAACCTAGTGAGTGGATCTGCAGTTGGTATAGCACTTCGCAATAAAACATTATGTAAAGGATTTTTATGGAGATATTCTGGAATAAGTCACGATGACCAATTTACAGATCAACCTGTATTAAAGATATGTTGTAACTCTGGTGAAAAAATGTATTTTAAAAATATTGCTGATGCTGCTAGAGAATGTAATATATCTGCTCCTGGATTACGTAATAGAATATTGACAGATGTACATACTAATGGATATCATTGGATATTTAATAAAGAATCTAGTCATTACAAAATGAATTCTTAAACTCCATGCTATATTTAAAATATATTTTTAATAAAATATATTTTAAATTTATTGTATATATATATATATATGAGAACGGAATATGATTCAATTGGAGAAATTTCTGTTAACAATGAACATTTATGGGGTGCTCAAACACAACGTTCTTTAATACATTTTACAATAGGTGAAGAAAAAATACCATATGAAATAATTAAAAGTTTTGCAATTTTTAAAAAAGCTGCGGCAATTACAAATAAAAAATTAAAATTATTAGATGCAAATAAAGAAAAAATTATAAAAGAAGTATGTGATGAAATAATTATGGGCAAATTAAAAGATAATTTTCCATTATATGTTTGGCAAACTGGAAGTGGAACACAAACAAATATGAATATGAATGAAGTTATTTCGAATAGATGTATACAATTATTAAATGGTGTATTAGGATCTAAAAAACCAATTCATCCAAATGATGATGTTAATAAATCACAATCATCAAATGATACTTTTATTACAGCAGTTCATATTGCAGTTGTAAAATTAATCAATGAAGAATTAATTCCAAATATTGAATATATGATAAATGGATTGAAAAAAAAGAAGAAAGAATTTGATCATATTATTAAAATAGGAAGAACACATTTACAAGATGCTACACCTCTAACATTTGGACAAGAATTCTCAGGATATATAGCTTTAATTGAGACTTCATTAAAACATATTAAAATGTGTCTTCATAATTTGTATCATTTAGCAGCCGGAGGAACAGCTGTTGGTACTGGAATTAATACACATCCTAAATTTGCTGTAATGGTAGCTAAAGAAGTATCATTATTAACTAAATATCCATTTAAAACAGCACCAAATAAGTTTGAGATACTATCTAGTCATGATGCACTTGTAGGTTGTAGTTTTGCATTAAAATCACTTGCAGCAAATATCATGAAAATAGCTAATGATTTTAGATGGATGGGTGCTGGTCCACGAGCTGGATTAAATGAATTAATATTGCCGCAAAATGAACCTGGATCATCTATTATGCCAGGAAAAGTAAATCCAACTCAATGTGAAGCTGCTACTATGGTTGCTATACAGGTTATAAGTAATGATGTTGCTATTTCCATGGCAAATTCACAAGGAAATTTTGAATTAAATGTTTTTAAACCATTAATGGCAAATTGTATTATTCAAAGTATAAAATTATTAAGAGACGTATGTCATAATCTTACTAAATTTTTAATATTAGGAATTAAAGTGAATAATAAAAAAGTAGATAATTATGTAGAAAACTCTTTAATGTTAGTAACAATATTATCACCACATATTGGATATGAAAAATGTGCCAAAATGGCAGAATATGCATATGAACATGATTTAACATTAAGAGAAGCTAATAAAAAATTAAAATTTTTAAGTGATAATGATTTTAATAAATATTTAGATTTAAAAAAAATGGTTCATCCACATTTATAATAGTGTATGATTTTATGTAGTAAACTTACGCTAACGCTCCAGTTTAAGGTTATTTTCTGAAACGTATGTGAAGGACAATACAATGAATTTATCGGAGGATTTATCCGTATATAAAGAACTATTTTCCGGAGTTTATAAAAAATAATTTAGTAAAATTTATTTCTAAACTTATTATATATGCAAAAATTTAAGTTTGAATTAAATAAAAAAAATACAAAACAAATTTTAAATAGTGAAAATGATAAAAATAAGTTATTTACCGAATCTATGATACATTCTATTGTTCCAGATGGATTTTTAGTAAATGATACAGAAATTAATGTAGAATGGGATTTTGAAGTACTTACAGATGAATTAAAAAAAACAATACCAGAAACATTAACTAATTGGTACGATGAAACATCATCAGCTGGAAATACAACATATAATTCAAAACAAGGTTTTTTAAATTATAGGTTTAAACCAAATTATTTACATTTTCCAAAAACATTTGATTATTCACGTAAATTAAACTTATTTTCTAAAGATTTAGGATTAACTACTCTTGAAAGTGATATGCCAATATTTATATCACCATATGGATGTGCAAGTACATATGGTGGAAAATCAGATGATATGAATAATGTAAAAGCTAGTAATGAAGTTAGAGTTCCTTATGGAATACCTGCTTTATCAAAATATCCTTTAGAAGAACTTTCTAAAAATTTATCAAATAAAATGTTTCATATGTTTCAATTATATATGACATCTGATAATGATATAAATATATCAATTATTGAAAGAGCAAAACAATCTGGTATATCTGTTATAATTTTAACAGTTGATGCTGGAGCTACTCATGGAGGGTATCCAATGATACAATCTGGTAGTAATATTACATTTTCTGGTTCTGCAGTTAGTAATTTAATTCACGATCCAGTTTTTAATATTAAATGTTATGAAAGTATTGGATGTGTTTCTACAAAGAATAAATCTGTATTAAATGGTGTTTCATCATATTTAAATGTGTCACTTGATACTTTATTATCAAAATATGATAAAAAGAAATCATTTGGTTTTGCAAGAAAAGTTCAATTAGGTGGAATGGCTATGCAAAATGCATCAACTAATAAAAATAGTCCAGAATATATATGGTCAATTAATAATATTTCTAATATTTGTCATTCAAAAAAATCATTGTCAAAATATTTTAAATATGATTTTAAAAAAGGTATTCCTCTTGTTGTAAAAGGAATATTAACAAAAGAAAATGCATCTGAAGCAATTAATTGTGGCGCAGATGGTATTTATGTAACTATTCATGGAGGAAGATTTGTAAATAATTGTATAACACCAATAGATGTTTTAACCGAAGTTAGAGATCATGTTAAAAAAATAAATAAAAATATTGGTGTTTGGTTTGATAGTGGTATTAGATGTGGACCTGATATTTTAATGGCATACGCTAAAGGTGCGGAATTTGTTGGAATTGGAAGACCAGTTATATATTCAAATGTTTTATATGGTAAAGATGGTGTATCTGCTACATTAAAACATTTTCTTTATTTTTTAAAAGAACAATCAAAAATGTGTGGAATTAATAATTTAAATGATTACAGTAAATTAAAAGATATAATATGTAGTAAAATGGAGTGTTAAGAGTAAGTTTATGGTTATTTTCCGGAGTTTACGAAGGAAATTACAATGAATTTATCTGCATATAAAGAACTATTTCCGGAGTTTACGAAGGAAATTACAATGAATTTATCTGCATATAAAGAACTATTTCCGGAGTTTACGAAGG